GGAAACGATGTCATCAACCTCCTCACCGCAGTGCCGACACTTGATAAGCTTGACCTCCCGCTCGATGCGGTGGGCCTGTTCCAGGTGCTGGATGATCTTCCTCCGATCAACCACTTGACCACAACCGTGCTTGTTGCAGTAGGTCAGGTGGAGCGGGCGCTTGAGGCTCTCGAGACACTCGCAGAGCGAGATGTATCGGACGTGATCATTTGCGATCTGCCAACCCTTGCGGTTACCCTTAACGAGCTTGATGAGGTTCTGTAGGCCGCTCGGTGCGTCCCGATGGAACCAGTTCAAGGCGTCCTTCTCCGATACTTCGTAGCAATGGTTGCCAGAAACCGCACGACCTCCACAATCATATGCACACCCGTCGTGGGTATGCTTGGTGGTTGGCGATGTAATCTCGGTAACATCGGGGTCAAACTCGTCGTAAACCATGTCCTCCCACCTCACTAGCTTTGCCTCTCCCAGAGAGGGGAAATCATCATCTCCTCCCTTGTAGGTCTTAACAGTCGCCATCGTTCTTGGATCCGTGTTGGATCTTAGTGTGTGCTGTTGTTGCTGTTGTTGCTGTTGTTGCTGTTGTTGCTGTTGTTGCTGTATGTGTTCTCGTTGGGATGTAAACCGTGCAAGAATCAATCAGTAAGCTCTACTTATTTTTAAATATTTATTCTCATTTCAATTTTTTTTTTAACAATCTAATATTTATTTTTATTTATTTATTTTTATCTTAATTATGAACCATTAAGAAAGTTAATTATATGGTTTAAAAAAAAATTGAAAGTAGATTATTTATTAAGAATTAATATATCAACTTTTTTTTGAAACTAGAAAATTAAAAAAAGCACAAGCGAAGCACAAGCAAAGCAGAAGCAAAGCACAATGGCTAATACATATGTTCCAATGGACATCTCTAAGGAGGAGTTCAACAAGCTCAGCAAGAACCAGCAGAAGAGGATTCTTAAGAAGAATCATCATAAGCAGCAGAAGCTAGAAAATAAGGGTTCAGAGCAGCGGTCACACGCAGTCAAGAAGGAACGGAATGATACAAAGGGACACAAGATGACCGATCATTTCGATAGTATTCCTAAGGACAATAAGGGCGTTCCTCTTATTCAGAGGAGGGTTGTAGATTATCCAGATGGATATAGAGTCTACCAGTACTCCGTTGTTTCAATTAACAATGAGGGTATGGTAGCCAAGTGGGGATGCGATGACGCAACCTATCTGAAGAATCCCGAACTAGTTTGTCTCGTTCCACGGTCTTACTCCGTAATTACACACACGGATGAGGATGACAAGGAGCGTATCATAACTAGGACTATGGGACTTCCCAAGTTCGGTGCTCTTCTTGATCCTGAAAATGGAAGAAGTGATGCCATGGATGAGGACAATGATTCAACAGCTCTTACTGGTCTAAGTATTGATGATATGAAGAAGAATGCTAACTCTGTTATTGAGATGGAGAAGGGAAACGGTAAGTTTTGCCTAATCAGTGCCTTTCAGGACAATGAAAACTATATCCTAGTGGTTGGTTCCAAGGGTGTTCATAAGTTGATTCCAATGGTAAGAGTTGAAAAGGAAGAGAGAGTTATGTATAACCTTCCAGTAACTAATCCGAGTTTTATGACTGGATTAATATACAGCATCTACAATGCTTTCAAGGCTCAATACATACCTATTAAGAATAGTGGTTTGATTGAGTATCTATTTGAAGGACATTCTCTTGTTGGAGAGTTTACGGATGGTAAGCATATGATTCCACTCGGACAAGACGAACAGCCTTACATTGAGTTTTTCGGAATTTCAAACAATAATCCAAAGCCAAGTGATCTTACAGGTGATATTCTCCAGAACATTAAGATTCTCGAGGATAATGGTTTGAGGGTTATTAAGTATAAGGAAGTAACCATTAAGGAGCATTTTGATGCTAATAATGGTAGATATGGAAGGAATAGTGAAGGCAGGGTAGATTACTACCTCGATACTAATGGTCTAGTAGTCGGGATGGCGAAGTATAAGACAATTTGGTATATCCTTATTAGGATGCTTCGGCAAATCATCTTAAATGGTGAACCTTCTAATTACAAGAAGCGTATTATGAAGACTATCATAGCAAGGAATAGTTTTCTTCATCTTCCACAGGGATACATTACAATCTGGTATGAGTTACTCTGTCAGTTTAGTGATTGGTTTATCTCAAAGGGATATGAAAATAACGCAGTAGGAATTCAAGACAACTCTATTGGCATGGGGAATCTCTGGTCACAATTCCTAAAGGAAAATCCAGTGGTAAGTGATGAACATTTACCACCATTGGAAGAAATGAAGAAGCGTGGAATTCCAGAAGACACAACATTTAAGATAACTTATGAGAATAAGTTAGTAGTATTTCTTCAAGGAATACCCGGAATTGGTAAGAATGCTGTTGCGGAATATTTGGAGAAGAATCTTCGTAAGAGGGTTTCGGTTCTAGACCAAGACAGATATGCTCATCTTGGAAAGAAGGGAGCAAGTCAGAAGTGTAGGGATGTTTTTAAGGAACTTCTTGCTTCAAATGACTATGATGTAATAATTCTTGCCAGAAATAATGCGGCTTTATTCCAATATACAACATATCTGGATATGGCTCAAGACGCACTATGGAAGACAGTAGTAGTTAGACCAGAAGAGATAGATACTCAAAGACAAAATGAGTTAATTGCTATTTGTATTCAAAGTGTTTTAGAAAGGGATAATCATCCCACAATGAATGGAACAAATGAGAAGAGAATGGAGATTGTATCCCTATTTGCCAACTGGCTTAAGAAGGAAATTCCTAAGGTTTCTACTGCGATACATTTCGTGGAAACCATAAGATATCTTAAGGATAATACAGAATTTAATCCTAAGATAGGAACTGAGATTAGTCAGGCACTTGAGAAGGGTACACCTCTTCCTATTATAAGTGGCATTACAGAGAATAGAATGTCAATTCAGGAAATTGCTTCTAGTCTTAATAATATTATTGAAAAGTACATTTCCGAAGAAGTTCCAGATTTTACTCCTATTAAGGAGGAAACAGAACCACTGTATTATGGTCTCTTCCCGCCAACTGATTTGAGAAATAAGATTAGGCCTTTAATAAAGGAAATGGCCAATTATTCAAAGAAGACGGCACGGATATATATTAGGCATCTTACTCTTATGCATAAGAATGGTAAGACAGTAAACCCGAAGTTATGGGAGATGCTGAAGAATATGGAGGCTTGTGGTAAGACATTAACTCTTGAAATTTACGGATATGTGTTTAGAGACAAGGACACAATAGTCATTCTAGCACGAGTAAAGGAAATTAATGGAGAGGATAAGTCATTAGAATATGTCTATAGTGGATTTCCACACATTACTGGAATTCTACCTAAGCAGACACCGGCTTATGAGTCGGTAAATATCTTGAAGGGATTAAAGAGGGAAAATAATTCTTATGAAAATGAGGTATTATTTCAAGACCCGTTGACATATGAACTTAAGGTGACAGCACAAGGAAATTGAAAAAAAATTATAATAGAAACTAAAAAAAAAATTATAATAGATAGATTTTTTTATTTTTTTATTTTTTTAATTTAATTAATAAATGCTAAACCGGCAAGACCTTTAGATATTCTTAAAACATTATAATTAACACCAAATATTCTAAAATCTGAGTGTTTAATATTATTTGCTAATACTAATTCTAATTCCACACTATCAAATCTACTAAAATTACATGAACCCGAAGGTTGGAATGACTCTGGATGTAATGAAAAAGAATATAAATAAATATAATTGTTTGGAATACTTGTATGTCTTTGAAATGCGTTATATAATCTTAATTCTTTAGCAGTCATATCAACAGTTCTATCGATTCCATTGAATTTTAATTTTGCGGTTTTTATAGTATCGGCAAACGGTTCCTCGTCAGTTAAACTGTAATTGAAATAATCTTTTCCGCCATTTTCTTTGGTTAGTAATTTATTTTTATTTTGAATCACAAAAATAATTTCTATAATTGGATGGAAAAAGTTAATTGGGAATTTAACTATATTTTGATTTTCTAATATCACATTGTTTAGTGAATATTGCGTTTGTTTTATTAAATATTCATGATTGGATTGAGCAAAACTTTTTCTTTCATTATTATCTAAATAAATATATTCAACCGCTAATTGGAAATCTAAAATTTTAAAAGTCCCTATTGGTTCTAATCCATTTTCTGAAATCCATAATTTATCAAAATCTTTTAATTTTATTCTTAATTCTATATCTGTATATTGTAATGCAACATATGGTAAAGCCATCCCAATTTCATTACAAAAATAAAAATTTAATGGTACAATAAAAGTTCCATCTTTAATCCCATTAGTGGCATTATAATTATTAATAGAATTACCTCCTATCATTTCATTATATCCTCTTTTTTTATCCTCTTTAATAGATAATTCATTTTGAATATACATCCATTCACCTGTAACTCTATTTATTTTAGTAGAACCAATATATAATTCAATATAATCAATAATATTATAACCTATATAATTAACATAACTACATACATTACCATCAGAGGAAGTAAGTCTTGGTAGTTCAATTTTTAAGAACATATTTTTAATTAAATCAGCTTCTCTTGGAATAATAATTTTACTTACTACACCAAAATCCATATTATTTTCAAAATAATAATTTTTATATTCACAAGCAAAATTGGTATGTTTTTTATAAACTTTTTTAAAAAAAGTTATTTCAGGATTTGATATTAAATAAACATCATGTCCTCCTTTGGCTGCTAAGTCTAATAAACCTCCACCCATTTAAAATTTTGATTACTATAAAATATATATATTATTTTTAATATAAAAAATAAAGAAATTTGTAAAAATAAAAAAATATAATAAAAATCCAAATTTAGAAATCTGCATCTAATGAAAATACCATTTTTTCTTGTTGAACTCCTACACCTGCCTTTGAGTATTCCATTACTCTCTTTTCAAAGAAATTAGTTTTACCTTCCATTGAAATCATTTCCATAAATTCAAATGGATTAGTGGAATTGTATAATTTATCATAACCTAATTGAACGATAAGTCTGTCAGCAACAAATTCAATATATTGACACATTAAATCTGAATTCATTCCAATTAAACGGCATGGAATTGAATCAACAATAAACTCTTTTTCAATTTCTACAGCATCTTTTATAATTTCATAAATAGTCTCTTGTGAAAGTTTTTTATTTAACATACTATACATTAAACAAGCAAATTCAGTATGTAATCCTTCATCTCTACTGATTAATTCATTACTTGATGTTAATCCAGGCATTAATCCTCTTTTCTTTAACCAGAAGATGGCGCAAAATGAACCACTGAAGAAAATACCTTCAACAGCAGCGAAAGCAACTAATCGTGTTGCGAAATTACTTTCTTTATCTTCAATCCATCTTAAAGCCCATTTAGCCTTTTTTTCAACAGATGGAATAGTTTCAATAGCATTTAAAAGTCTATGTTTTTCGGTTTCTTCTTTAACATAGGTGTCAATTAAGAGGGAATAAGTTTCTGAATGAATATTTTCCATAGCAATTTGGAATCCATAGAAACATTTTGCTTCAGGAATTTGAATTTCATTCATAAATCTTGATCCTAAATTTTCTAAAACAATACCATCACTACCAGCAAAGAATGCTAAAATATTTTTAATAAAATGCTGTTCTTCTGGTTTTAATTTAGGCCAATCTACTAAATCCTTACCTAAATCAATTTCTTCGGCAGTCCAAAAAAGACCCATTTGTTTTTTATACATTTCCCATATTTTATGATGTTCTATAGGGAATAGAACGAATCTATTAGGATTCTCTTGAAGTAAAGGCTCAATTTCTGAAATTGCTAAATTTTCCATTTTTTTAATAATGTTAGTCTATAAATTAATTTTTGGATAATTCAATAATATTAAATTATTTTATAATCAATTTTTTAAATAAAAAGAATCAAAGTTTATAAATTAAAAATTTAAAAAAAAAATTGAAATTTAATTTTCACGATAAAATTTAATATAGTTATTTTATTGATTTTAATTGATTTTTACCGAATTATTAATTTTGACAATGTTTCCTTCCAGAAAAAGTTTTGTGATTTCGGAAGAAGGAACTTATCAAAAGATTAATGGTAAAAGAAATATTACTTTCAATAGTTCTGAAAGACAGATGCTTATACATTATAAAGGATTTAGTGGTAATAAAAACGATGATTATGAAAAAGAACATGATACTTTCTTTTATGGAGGTAATATTATTAGGTATCAAAACTCAGAAATGAATAAGATTTATATTAATTGGGATTTGAAGAATCAAATTATGACTGGAGATAATGGAATAGATAATAGAAACATTCCAATGTATCAAGATGTAAAAATAATTGGTAATGATAATTTATGTCCTATTAAGTATGAGAGATTGTATTTTGGAAATTTTGTTATACCAGTAGGAGAAATTAATTTTATGATTCATATTATGCATCCGGTAAATAGTTCCCCATTAACTAATGATCCAAGAAGACAACTTTGTATATATATTTCAGCCAATAAGAAATTCAACCCTTTTATTGAGCCATTGGGAATATTGAATGGGGATTTTTATTATCCAGTTATTCATAAGCATGAATTAGGATTGGATTTGTATAATCAACTAATTGAAAAGTTAAGTTTCGATTTAGGCAATAATTTATTCAAAAAAAATATAATATTTAATAAAAAAAATACAGTAAATAGTGATTTAAAAATTCCGGAGACAGTAAATGTTAATGGTAAATTAGTGAAAGTTGAAAAACCAATGGATATTGATAGTAGTAAAATTAGAAAAAGGAAAGTATCAGTACTTGGAGCACAGACAATAGAATCGTGTTCAATGCTATGGATGCATATTCATGTTATTTTGGATTGTGATATTTCAAATAATCAATGGGATTACAATACACATCCATTACATTTAACATCTTATATTAATGAACGTAAGTATGACTGGTAGTGTTTTAAAAATTGATAAAATAAATTTTTTTATTTAAAAAATAATTTAGAAAAAAAAATATAAAAAGTCAAAAATAAAAAGTAAAATATAAAAAGTAAAAAAATAACCTAAAATGAAAATTCATATTTTACCAAATGATGAAAATGTAAAAAGTTTTTATGTCAATCATTCAAATTATTATCCCGGAGATGCTGGATTAGATATTTTTACTCCAGAAACAATTGTAGTTCCACCTAAAAGTATGGGGAAAATTAATACAGGTATTTGTTGTGAAGCATTTAGTGATGATATGACAAGAGGATTATCATATTATATGTATCCAAGGTCATCAATAGTTAAAACTCCATTAAGACTGGCTAATTCTGTTGGTATTATAGATAGAGATTATAGGGGAAATATTATTGCATGTTTTGATAACATTAGTGATGAAGAATATGTAATTGAAAAGGGGACGAGATTAGTTCAGTTATGTGCTCCAAATCTTGAGCCTATTGAATTTGAATTAGTTAATGAATTATCTGAAACTAAAAGGGGAAAAGGTGGTTATGGTTCTACTGGTAAGTAATATATAAAAAAAATTGATAATTATATTTTTATTTTGAAAAAATAAGTATAAAAGTAAGTTAAAAAATATAATTAACTTATAAATTAAATTATAAAAAAAAAATGTCATCACGAAAAGAGATTATTTATGATACTATTAGTAAAGTACAAACCATAATAGAAGAATCTATAAAAAATGAATTAAGTAATGAAGTTATGAATGCTATAGAAAATTTGTTAG